CTGTTATAAGAAAGATAAGTATAGGCGCGGACTATAAAAACGAAGCTATGCATTATTCTGTAGGACAATCAGTTTATGGTGGTCATACAATTAATAACATAACTTTAGACGAAGCTGATAACTCTTATAATATTTATATAAAAAAACAAGACGAGGTAATGCCATGGAAAAAATTTAATTCTAACATGGCTATCTCTGTTGAGTATGATTTAGAATATTAATGAATAGCATATATGACTTTATTGTAACTCCTAAAAACAAGAGATATAATAATGAGAAAAAAATTGGTGACAAAGTTTTAATCGTTAATACTAGTATTGAAGATCATAAGTTAGTCAGCAAAAAAGCTGTTATTGTGTCAGTGCCATTAGCGTTTAAAACTATATTAAAAGCTGGAGATGAAATCATGGTCCATCATAATATTTTTAGAAGATGGTATGATGTTCGTGGTGAACAAAGAAATAGTGGTCAATATTTTAAAGAAGATTTATATTTTTGCAAACCAGATCAATTATATTTATATAAAAAAGATAATAAATGGTTTTCAATTGGCCAAAGATGCTTTATAAAACCTATAAAAAATATTGATAATTTAACGCTTGATATTGAACAAAAACATATTGGTATACTAAAAATAGGTAATAGTTCATTAGAAGCGCTAGGAATTAACGAGGGAGATCTTGTAGGTTTTAGAGCTAACAGAGAATGGGAGTTTATTATAGACGAACAACGTCTTTATTGTATGAAATCAAATGATATTATTATAAAATATGAATACCAAGGAAACGAAGAAGAATATAATCCTAGCTGGGCACGTAGCTGTTGAAGAACTTATAAAAGTTGCTAAAGAAGCTATTGTAGATTCAGATGATGATATATCAGCTGACAGACTTAAAAATGCTGCCGCTACAAAAAAACTAGCTATATTTGACGCTTTTGAAATACTTAATCGTATTAATGAGGAACAAAATATGCTAGAAGAAAAACCTAAAGAAGTTAAAAAAGAAACTACGTTTCGTGGTTTTGCTGAAGGAAGATCTAAATAATGTACGAGCAAACTTTATATAAAGTATTACCTGATTATATTAAACCTAAAATTCTTAAACGAATGAATAGGTATAATAAATGGGAGTATGGATATAATGATGATCATGATATGATTGTTATATCTAAAACTGGACAAATTGGAGAAGTTTATGAAATACAAAATCTTAAAATAGCTTTACCATTAGCAAACAATGTTTATAAGTTTGAAGAAAAAAGATGGACTAGGTTTGATTATCCTAAAGTATTAAGTAGAATAAAAACAGTATTTGATTGGAGAGAATATCCAGATGATTTTAAAGAAACTTGGTACGACTATATTGATCTTGAGTTTAAGAGACGTGAAGAAGGTTTTTGGTATATAAACAAAGATAAACCTATATTTATAACTGGTACTCACTACATGTATTTACAATGGTCAAAAATTGATGTTGGCCAACCAGATTTTAGAGAATCAAATAGATTATTTTTTATATTTTGGGAAGCTTGCAGAGCAGATGACAGATGTTACGGTATGTGTTATTTAAAAAATAGACGATCTGGTTTTTCATTTATGGCTTCTGGCGAAACTGTTAACATGGCTACAATGTCTACTGATGCTAGATTTGGTATATTATCAAAGTCAGGTGCTGATGCTAAAAAAATGTTTACAGATAAAGTAGTACCAATATCAGTTAACTATCCTTTCTTTTTCAAGCCTATACAAGACGGTATGGATCGACCTAAAACAGAACTAGCATATCGCGTGCCAGCTTCTAAATTTACAAGAAGGTCTATAGTATCTACAGATAAACCAGAAGATCTTGCTGGACTTGATACAACTATTGATTGGAAAAACACAGGTGACAACGCTTATGATGGTGAAAAACTAAGATTATTAGTACATGATGAAAGTGGTAAATGGGAAAGACCTAATGATATACAAAACAACTGGCGTGTTACTAAAACAACATTAAGACTAGGTTCTAGAATTATAGGTAAATGCATGATGGGATCAACATCAAACGCTTTAGATAAAGGTGGTAGAAACTTTAAAAAATTATATGATGACTCAGATGTTACAAAAAGAAACGCCAATGGACAAACTCGTTCAGGACTCTATTCTTTGTTCATACCTATGGAATGGAACTACGAGGGATACATTGATTCTTACGGCTATCCTGTCTTCGACACTCCACAAAAGAAAGTGTTTGGACCTCATGGAACGCCAATTAGACTCGGGGTTATCGAGTATTGGGAGAATGAGGTAGAAGGTTTAAAAGAAGATCAAGACGGGTTAAATGAATTTTATAGACAGTTTCCTCGTACAACTAAACATGCGTTTAGAGACGAGTCTAAAATGTCTTTATTTAATCTAACTAAGATTTATCAACAAATAGATTATAATGAAGAAGCAACAGCTGCTTCTGTAGTTACAAGAGGTAATTTTCAATGGGAAAGAGGTATTAAAGATACTAGAGTTATATTTTCACCTAGCAAACAAGGTAGGTTTTATATAACGTGGACTCCTCCTATTAATTTACAAAATAGATTTATAATTAAAAATGGTATTAAATATCCAGGCAATGAGCATATGGGTGCTTTTGGTTGTGATAGTTATGATATATCAGGGACAGTAGATGGTAGAGGTTCTAACGGATCTTTACATGGGTTAACTAAGTTCAGTATGGAAAATGCTCCTGCTGATCATTTTTTCTTAGAGTATATCGCTCGCCCACAAACTGCTGAAATATTTTTTGAAGATGTACTTATGGCATGTATATTTTATGGTATGCCAATATTAGCAGAAAATAATAAACCTAGATTATTATATCATTTTAAAAGAAGAGGTTATAGAGGATTTAGCATTAACAGACCTGATAAGCTTTATGCTAAATTATCAGTAACAGAAAGAGAGATTGGTGGAATACCTAACTCTAGTCAAGATATCATACAAGCGCACGCTGCTGCTATTGAAACGTATATTGAAAATGCTGTAGGGTTTGATGGAGAAAACTATGGAGATGTTTATTTTCAAAGAACATTAGAAGATTGGGCTCAGTTTGATATAACAAGAAGAACAAAGTTTGACGCATCTATTAGTTCAGGACTCGCTATAATGGCTTGTAATAAAAGTAGATATGCTCCAGTAAATAGAATAAAGAGACAACCAGTAGATATTGGTATAAAGAAATATGATAATAAAGGTTTATTATCTAAAATAATCAAGTAAATGAATACATACGCAAATCCAAATAGTGCCTTTCCAAGCCAAACTGTGCCAGACGCTGAAAAATCTTCCTTAGAATATGGAAGAAAGGTTGCGCAAGCTATTGAAAGCGAATGGTGGAGACAAGGTGGTAACGGAACTAGATTTGCTACTACTTATAATAGATTTCATAGTTTAAGATTATATGCAAGAGGAGAACAACCAGTTCAAAAATACAAAGACGAATTAGCTATCAATGGTGATATGTCTTATTTAAATTTAGACTGGAAACCAGTTCCTGTTGTGTCTAAGTTTGTAGATATAGTTGCAAACGGTATGAATAATAAGCTTTATGAAATAAAAGCTTTTGCTCAAGATCCAGTATCATTAAAGAAAAGAACTGATTATGCTAACTCTATATTGCAAGACATGAGAGCAAAGCCATACTTAACAAACATGAAAAATACGTTAGGTATAAATCAATTTAATGCAGAAGATCCTAACACTATACCTGAGTCAGAAGACGAACTTGATTTACATATGCAACTTAGCTATAAACAATCAATTGAAATAGCTGAAGAAGAAGTAATAAATAGTACTCTAAAAAAGAACAGGTTTGATAATATAAGAAAAAGATTTAATTATGATCTTGTAACTATAGGTATCGGAGCTGCTAAAGCTAATTGGAACAAAGCAAACGGAGTAACATTAGACTATGTTGATCCTTCTGATTTAATATATTCTTATACAGAAGACCCAAACTTTGAAGATATATACTACGTTGGTGAAGTTAAAAATTTAACTATACCAGAAATAGCAAAACAATTTCCTCAACTAACAGAAGAAGAACTAAAAAGCATCCAACAAACTAGAGGTTATCAAAGAGAACAATTATACGGTTGGAATGGTTATGATCAAAATACTGTACAGGTTTTATTTTTTGAATACAAAACTTATAATGAACAAGTATTTAAAATAAAAGAAACAGAACAAGGTTTAGAAAAAGCATTAGAAAAACCAGATACATTTAACCCTCCTAAAAATGATAGTTTTAGTAGAGTAAGTAGAAAAATAGAAGTACTATACAAAGGCGTTAAGATATTAGGTAACAATGAACTTATAGAGTGGAGACTAGCAGAGAATATGACAAGACCTTTTGCTGATACTACTAAAGTTGAAATGAGTTATACTATATGTGCGCCAAGGATGTACAAAGGTAAAATAGAATCATTAGTTAGTAAGATAACAGGTTTTGCAGACATGATTCAATTAACACATTTAAAGCTACAACAAGTTATGTCTAGAATAGTACCAGATGGTGTATTTTTAGATATGGATGGTTTAGCTGAGGTTGATTTAGGTAATGGTACAAATTATAATCCAGCAGAAGCATTGAACATGTATTTCCAAACAGGTTCTATTGTTGGTAGATCATTAACGCAAGAAGGTCAAATGAACGCTGGTAAAGTTCCTATACAAGAACTAGCAACTTCTAGTGGTCAAGCAAAAATAGGTAGTTTAATACAAACTTATCAGTATTATTTACAAATGATACGTGATGTGACCGGTCTTAATGAAGCTCGTGATGGTAGTGCTCCAGAAAAAGATACTTTAGTTGGATTACAAAAAATGGCAGTTAATGCTTCTAACACAGCTACAAGACATTTGATGCAAGGTAGCTTGTGGTTAACACTTAGAACATGTGAAAATATTTCTTTAAAAATAGCTGATTCACTAAACTTTCCACTTACTTTAAATTCGTTAAAAAATTCTATATCTACTTATAATGTAGCCACGTTGTCTGAAATACAAAATTTAAATAACCATGACTTTGGTATATTTTTAGAGCTTGAACCAGACGAAGAAGAAAAAGCAGTGTTAGAGCAAAACATACAAATGTCTATACAGCAAGGTGGTATTGATTTAGAAGACGCTATTGATATTAGAAGAATAAAAAATCTTAAACTTGCTAATGATGTTTTAAAACAAAAACGCAAAAAGAAACAAAAAGAAGATCAAGCTAACCAACAAGCTATGATCAAATCTCAAGCTGATGCTAACGCAGAGGCTTCTGAAAGAGCTGCACAAGCAGAAATGCAAAAAGCGCAAGCGTTAACAGAAAGCACAGTTCAATTAGAACAAGCTAAATCTCAAATGGAGATACAAAGATTACAAACTGCTTCTCAAATTAAACAACAAGAGATGCAAATACAGTTTGAATACGATATGCAATTAAAGCAAGCTGAATTACAAGCTATGAAAGAAAAAGAAGCTTTAATAGAAGATCGCAAAGACAAAAGAATCAAAATGGAAGGTAACCAACAAAGTCAAATGATTGATCAAAGAAACAATGATTTGATGCCTATAGATTTTGAAAAACAAGGTACAGTATAAGTATCAATTAATTAATTTTATATTATCATATTATGTCAGAAACAAAAGAAACAAAGCCTGAGGTGACTAAACCAGTTGCTTCAGAAGGCGGGGAAATGAAAATGAAATCAAAACCTAAGCCAAAACAATTTAAAGCTACAAAAGAAGAACCAGTTAAAATTGATCTTTCAAAAGTAGATACTTCGCTAGAAGCTAACGCTAAAGTTGAAGCGCCTATAAAAGTAGACTTAACAGAGAAAAAAGAAACAGATGCCATTCAAATCGGAGAAACAGAGACGGTGGATGTGGGCGAACAAGCCGGAGATGGCAAGATCGTGGACATTGGAGGAACAACAACCGTTGAAAAGCCCAGCTCGCCTATTAAAGAAGTTACCGAGGTGGAAAAAAAGCAAGTACAAGAACCAGTAGCACAACCTAAACAAGTGCAACTACCTGAAAACATAGAAAAGTTAATTGACTTCATGAAAGACACAGGTGGTACAGTTCAAGACTATGCTAGATTAAATGCAGATTATTCAAATGTTAATGAAGATGCATTATTAAGAGAATACTATAAAAAAGCTAAACCGCATTTAGACACAGAAGAAGTTGACTTTGTGTTAGAAGAAGCATTTAGTTTTGATACAGATATTGATGAAGAGCGAGACATCAAAAAGAAAAAACTCGCTAAGAAGGAAGCTGTTGTAGAAGCACGTGAATTTTTAGAAGACTTGAAAAAAGAATATTACGACGAGATCAAGATGAGACCGGGCGTAAATCAAGAACAACAAAAAGCCATGGATTTTTTCAACCGTTACAACGACGAACAACAATTAGCTACGCAAAAGCATGAGCAATTTATTGACAATACTAAACAGTTTTTTACCGATGATTTCAAAGGTTTTGATTTCGAAGTTGGTGAAAAAAGATTTAGATACGGTGTCAAAGATCCAAATGCGGTTGCAGAAAATCAGTCAAATTTAAATAACTTTGTCGGGAAGTTCCTAGACACAGAAGGTAATGTTAAAGATACGAAAGGTTATCACAAAGCTATGTACGCTGCTCAAAATATAGACAAAATAGTAAATCATTTTTACGAGCAAGGGAAAACAGATGGTATTAAAAATGTAGTTGAAGGATCTAAAAATCCATCAGCAGCAGTGCGCCAAGAAGGTACACAAGACATATTTATCGGTGGACTTAAAGTTCGAGCTATAGACGGGGTAAGTAGTTCAAAACTGAAAATTAAAAAAAGTAAATTTAACAATTAAAAACTAAAAAAAAATGGGTGTATTAAGTCCTCAATTGGGAAGTATAGTACCTTCATCCGTACAAGCAACTTTAACAAGTAACTACTTGAATTTTGCTAACGGAGGTGGAAACGACTTCGCACAACAATATCTACCAGAAATTTATGAAGCTGAGGTAGAGCGTTATGGAAACAGAACGTTAGCTGGCTTCTTAAGAATGGTTGGCGCTGAAATGCCAATGATGTCTGATCAAGTAGTTTGGTCTGAACAAAACAGATTACATATTTCTTACGAAAACGTACAATGTCAAGTTGTAGGTGGACCAGAAATAGGTAACAGATTAACTATTCCTGTAACAGCTGGAGCAAACCAAAATATTAGAAATGTAATATTTAAAAATATGACAGTTGTAATTATGGATCCTGCAAATCCTGCTTTTACAGTAAAAGCTATTGTTACTCAATCAGGTACTCAAGATGGTCTTGCTGCAGGTGTTTTTGATGTAATTCCTTACACAAGGGCTAACGTTAACACAACAGCTGTTATATTAACTGGATTAAAAGTGTTTGTATATGGTTCTGAATTTGAAAAAGGATCTACATTAGCAAATGCTTCTGGACAATCTATAGAGCCTCAATTATCAGTATTTTCTAACAAACCAATCATTATCAGAAACAGATACGCTGTAAGTGGATCTGACACTGCTCAAATCGGTTGGGTTGAAGTAGCTGCTGAAGACGGAACTTCTGGATACTTATGGTATTTAAAAGCTGAAGGTGAAACTAGATTACGTTTCGAAGATTACTTAGAAATGGCAATGATTGAAGGTGAATTAGCTAATGCTGCTCAAGCTGGAGCAATCGCTGGTAGTGCATTACTTAACTTTCCTACTGCTGCTGCTGCACCGGCTGGAACTATAGGTACTGAAGGTTTATTTGCTGCTATCAACAATGGTGGTAATGTACTTTCTGGTTACGCTGGATCATTACAAGACTTTGATGCTGTACTAGAGAATTTAGATTCTCAAGGAGCTATTGAAGAAAACATGCTTTTCTTAGACAGAAAAACTGAGTTATTATTTGATAACATGTTAGCACAACAAAACTCTTACGGAGCTGGAGGTACATCTTACGGTGTATTTGAAAACTCTGAAGATATGGCGCTTAACTTAGGTTTCTCTGGATTTAGAAGAGGTTCTTATGATTTCTACAAGACTTCATGGAAATACTTAAACGATGCTTCAACAAGAGGTGGTTCTGCTGGATTTGTTAATGGTGACAATATTGATGGTGTATTAGTTCCTGCTGGAACTTCTACAGTATACGATCAGTTACTTGGAACAAACATCAGACGTCCTTTCTTACACGTAAGATATAGAGCTTCACAAGCAGACGACAGAAGAATGAAATCATGGCTAACTGGTTCAGTTGGTGGTGCTTCTACTTCTACATTAGATGCAATGGAAGTAAACTTCTTATCTGAAAGATGTTTATGTGTACAAGCTAGAAATAATTTCGTATTATTTACAGCTTAATATTTATTGTAATATTTACCCTCGTAAAAACTACGGGGGTAATTATTACTCTTATATTTATAAACTATTTAATTATATTATATCATGTCAAAAACAAAAGAAACAATACCTCATCCAGAAGATGGTTGGGAAGTAAAAGATAGAACATATTTTTTATTAGGCGATAAAGAACCTTTAACGTTTACACTAAAATCAAGACACACGGAAAAATATCCGTTACTGTATTTTGATCCAATAAAAAAAGAACAAAGAGCTATTAGATATGCAACTAATCAAGCTTCACCATTTGAAGATACTCAAAAAGGAGAAGTAACACTTAAGCACATTATATTTAAAGATGGCACTTTAGTTGTTCCAAAAGAACATCAAAGCTTACAAAAGCTTTTATCATTATATCATCCAGGTAGAAACAAAAGATTTGCTGAGTTACAACCTCAAGCAATTGCACAAGATGAATTAATTGATTTAGAATTAGAAATATTAGCTTTAACTGCTGCAAGAGATATGGAAATAGAGCAATCAGAAGCTATATTAAGAGTAGAAATAGGATCAGGCGTTTCTGAATTATCTTCTAAAGAATTAAGAAGAGATTTATTAATGTTTGCTAAAAGAAACCCTAAGCTATTTATTGAATTAGCCAAAGACGATAATGTTATGTTAAGAAACTTTGGTATAAAAGCAACTGAACAAGGAATAATAAGTCTTTCACAAGACCAAAGAACATTCCAGTTTGGTAAAAATAAACGTAAACTATTTACAATACCATTTGATGAAAACCCTTACTCAGCATTAGCTGCTTGGTTTAAAACAGATGAAGGAGTGGAAGTTTATAAGACTATAGAGAAAAAACTCTACTAAACATGTAATACTAATATAGGGTCCGTTCACTCGGGCCCAATATTATAATAAAAATATTCAAATGGCAATAAACGTAAACGCTGTATATAAAACAGTATTATTAATACTTAACCAACAACAGAGAGGCTATATGACTCCTGATGAGTTCAACAAAGTTGCGACTCAGGTTCAGTTAAATATATTTGAAAAATACGAAGACGATTTAAATCAGATGTATCGTGTGCCACAAAATGACACTGAGTACGCTAATCGCGTAAAAAATATTGAAGAAAACTTACAATTCTTCCAAAGAACAGGCACCACAGCAGGTGCAAATCCTTTTACATTAGTACCTACAGATATATACAGATTAGGTACTGTAATGTATAAAAGTGTAGAGCTAACTCAATACGCTCAAAGAAATGAATTAATGCAAATTCTAAAATCTCCTTTAACACAACCAACAACAACTTTTCCTATTTATTTATACGAGAACAATAAATTATTTGTTTATCCTACAAATATAATAACTCCAGGTGATGTTACTTTTTCATATTTAAAAACACCTTCAGACGTTGCGTGGGGTTATTCAATTGGAGCGTTAGGACAATTTTTATATGCTAATGGAACTTCAACTAATTTTGAATTAAATATTTCAGAACAAACAAATGTTATAACTAGAATATTAGCTTATGCTGGAGTTATAATAAACGATCCTACTATAATACAAGTAGCACAAGCAGAAACACAGCAAAAAGAACAAAACTCAAAAATGTAAAACATGGCAAGACCTGATGGTGGATTAATCCAAGAAACAAACTTACAATATTACGCGGGCGCGCAGATTATATACACTTCAGTTGCTGCAACTACTGTTTATACATTTACTTTTAACACACAATTAAGCTTAGGTAGCTCGACAAGTTGGGCGTCAACAGATCCTGATTTTGGTTTAAATAATTTTAGAATATATACAAGTCCTAATGGTATTGCTGGTTGGGTAGAATACACAACAACGTACGTGCTATCTAGTGGACCTAATGGTAGTATAATAACTTTAGGTAATGGCCAAAACATAGGTACATATGTAAAAGTACAATTAAAAGCAGACGCGGTAGCTAATAATTACGGTGGTTATCAATACACAAGTTTAAATGATATAGTAAATAATTTTATTGTAGGTTACGTTGGTCAAGATAAACTTATACCTAGAGTCAATAGAACAGATGTTATATTTCATGCAAAACGTGGTTTACAAGAGTTTAGTTTTGATACATTAAAAAGCATTAAATCACAAGAACTTACCGTGCCACCTAGTTTAGGTATTGTTATACCACAAGATTATGTTAACTATGTTAAACTTTCTTGGGTAGATGGATCTGGAGTTAAGCACACTATATATCCAACTCAATTAACAAGTAGTCCATCAAACGCACCTATACAAGATCAGTCAGGTAATATAATACAAGATAATTTTGAAGAAAACATAGATGGTACTTCTGTAACAAATGAAAGATGGCAAGGTAATAACACAGCTAATATAACAGGTTTAGGTTTTGTAAATTCAAACGCTCCTGAAGTTTGGATGTACGATTGGTGGGGAGAAAACGCTTGGGGCGCTGGAGGTTATTATGGTCAAAGATATGGAGGTGATCCAGTTAACATGCAAATGAATGGTTGGTTTAATATAGATGAAGCTAGAGGTACGTTTAATTTTTCTAGTGATTTAACAGGTAAGTTAGTAATATTAGAATATATATCTGATGGACTTGCTTATGATTTAGATACTAAAGTACCTAAGATGGCAGAAGAAGCAATGTATCAGCATTTACTATATAGTATATTATCAACAAGAAGAGACACTGTTCAGATAGCACCACAATATAAGCAACAACGATATGCAGCTTTGCGTAATGCTAAAATAAGATTATCAAATATAAAGTTAGATGAAATCGTTCAAGTTATGAGAGGTAAGTCTAAATGGATTAAACACTAGTACATGGCAGAAATTAAAAACACTTTTCTCAAGCAGAAAATGAATCAAGATATTGACTCTCGATTATTGCCTAACGGTGAATATAGAGAAGCTATAAACTTAATGATTAGTAGATCAGAAGGATCAACTGTTGGCGAGTTTGAAAACGCTCTTGGTAACACTTCTATACGTAGTTTAAACGGAGATAACGCTGTTATAATTGGTCATTATGTAAATGAAACTACTAATAAAGTTTATTTATTTGCCACTGATTATAATGAAGTTAATGGAGTTAGATCTGTTGGTGCTGAAAATTTTATATATGAATTAACTTTAGAGGGTTCTTTTAATTTAGTAACTTTAGTAACTGGTAATTTTTTAAACTTTAATCAGTCTTTTCCAGTTATAGGTATTAACCTTGTAGAAGATTTGTTATTTTTTACAGATAATTTAAATCAACCTAGAAAAATAAACATATCTTTAGCTAACCCTTCACAATTAACTGTTCCTACTCATTACACTAACGAAGATCAAATATCAGTAGCTAAGTACGCTCCATGCGAACCAGTTGTTGTTATGGATAGAATAAATATAAGATTAACAGTGGCTGCCGTAGGTTTAACAACTAGTATAACTGTAGACACTGTCACTGGTTTAAAAATAGGTGATTTTATATCTCCTTTTGAAACTATTAATCCTTCTGCTTTTCCTGCTCCTTTGTCACAATGGAATAAAGCTAATAAAATTATAGCTATAACAGGTAATGTTTTAACCTTGTCAGAAGGTATGACTGCTCCTAATAGTTTTAAATTAATAGCACAAAGATCTACAATGACTAATAAAACGTCAGTGTTTGACTCTAACGGTGCTCAGGTTACAGCTACAGTTGCTGGTAATAATCCAGTTGCTTTAACCGCCACTTATACTTTTTCAGTTTTAGGTACTAATTTTTCTCCAGACATAATACCAAGTCCTGGTGATATAGTTACAGGTACTGGAATTTCTGCAAACACAACTATTCTTACCGCTACAGCTACTCAATCAGTAACAAACTTAGATCAAAACTTTGTGACCTGGGTAGTAACATTATCTAAAACAACTACAATAGCAAATGGCTCAGGAAATGTTATACAAATAGCTATTAACCCAGACTATGATGCTGGTTGGCAAGGTGATGCTGCTTTTTTAGAAGACAAGTTTGTAAGGTTCAGTTATAGGTTTAAATTTGAAGATAATGAATATTCTTTAATGGCTCCATTTAGTCAGCCAATGTTTATACCTAAACAATATAGTGAATTTGGAGGTGGTCAAAACCCAGACTTTGTTGATATGGATAATGCTTATAAGTCAACCGTAGTTAATTGGTTTGAAAACAATATAGATAACATAGTGTTAAAAGCACCTATGCCTTATAACAATCCGCAGACTATGCTATCAAGTCTTTTAGCTACAGAAATAGATTTACTGTATAAAGAATCTGATGCTTTAGCAGTTAAAGTTTTAGACACTGTTAAGTTTGTTGATTTAGCTAGTAACGCTTTTTCATCAATAATATATGTTGATCCTGTACATGGGGATAATGTTAATCAGTTTTTTTATAATTATAATTACTCGTCTAATAAACCGTATAAAACGTTACCAGAAAATCAAACAACAAGAGTTTACGACAAAGTACCTATAAAAGCTTTAGCACAAGAAATGATAGGTAACAGAGTTGTATATGGCAATTATGTAGATAAACATAGTAGCCCTGATTCAATACCGTTTAGTGCTTTAATTAGCGACAAAAGACCTTACAATGATAATTTCATACAATACCCTTATCATAACTTAAAACAAAACAGAACATATCAAGTTGGTTTTGTGTTATCTGATAGATACGGTAGACAGTCAGATGTTATATTATCATCTTATGATAATGTTGATGGTATTAATGGTTCAACTGTTTTTGCTCCATACAATACTATAACAGAGCAAATAAACAACCCTATAATAGATTGGTTAGGAACTTCACTAAACATACGAATAGACTCGGCAATAGGCCAAGCAACTACTGGTGGTCAACCTGGAATATGGAACGCTACTACAAATCCTCTTGGTTGGTATTCTTATAAAGTAGTTGTAAAGCAACAAGAGCAAGAGTATTATAACGTTTATCTTCCTGGTTTTGTAAATGGTTTACCTATAACAGAAACTGATGAAGAAAACAAATCTTCTTTTTCTGTGTTACTTAGTGACAACATTAATAAAGTACCTAGAAATTTACAAGAAGTAGGACCTACTGATACAGAATATAGCAGTAGTGAAATGTTATATATTAGAATAAATAATCCAAACATAAATAAAAAATTAAATAGACCATACGGTTATCCATTAAAAACTTCTGCTTGGAACCAACAATATTATCCTGGTTTTTTAAACCAAGAAGTATTGTCAATAGCCACTGTTAAAGATATGGAGATATCAGGTATACCTTTTAAAGCTAATGCTCCTGAAGGTGATTACGGTCAAACTGGTACTTTTGTAGACACATCAGTAACTCCAAACGTAACAGCTCCAGTTTCAATAGGATCTATTCCATGGGGAACATCGCCTGTGTTACAACCTTTTTATAATTCTGATTTAAATCCTTTTGCAATTAAAATAGACACAACAGCTAACGGTAAAGTAGCTTTAGCAACAACAGTTCCTATAGTACCAGGCGGCGTTGGTGCTGATACTAACGCAGAAGATGGAACAGGATCAGGTGGTGTTATTACAATGCAGCCTTTTTTAAGCGTGGCAGAAACTAAACCAGTTTATTCTTTATTAGAAATATTCTGGGAAACTTCTTTACAAGGAAAAATAAATACATTAAATAGTTTAATAAATTCTCAATACGCTGGTATAACAACAATAAGTAGTAGCGCTGCTACATTTTTAGAAAGCGCAGCTACTGCAACTCAAATTGGTAATTCACTTACTTTTGCAACAGGCGGTGGCACAACGGTAGAAGATGCTAGTCATTTAACTGTTACGCTATTGTCAGCGTTTAGACAAAGCGATGTTACCCAAAGTACTGATGTAAAATCTAATTTTGATTTAGCTTTAAAAAGCGGACAAGCTCTAGCTGTTTATGATTTAGATACTGCAACAACTTTTTTCTATAGCAATACATCTCAAGCAAACCCTTCTACTGATGTTTACGATATAACAATTAAAACAGTTTATGACAATGGTAGTGGTGATCCTGGTTTTCCTTTTACAGATACACATAGTTATGTAGCAACGCTTGGTAATGTTGCTCCTTCGTTTACAACTAGTTCTATGAATCCTACTGGTATAACAATAGCTAGCACTACAATAAAACAATACGCTGCTGTAAATGGAACCGCTAAAACAGCTAACAATACAGATGAGTTAGTGTTTACGCTAGGATCAGGTAATCCTTCTTCAGTAACTAATCAGTTTACTATGAGTTCTTCTGGATTATTATCTACTAATAGCGCTTTAACTGAAGGAGATACATGGGTAATTATAATTACAGTAACAGATGTAAACGGTAGTGGTATTTCTACAAACGCAACTATAACATTTACAGTAGGCGTTCAACATGTACCTCAAGCTATATGCAACAATAACCAGCTTTCTAGTGTTGCCGCTTGTACACAAAGCTATGAAGCTTTCTTTGGGGCAAGTTCTTCAACTTCGTCAACAGGTTCTTACGGAACAATAGGTGGTATATTTTACCCAGGAAATGCTATACAGTTTTATAACGTACGAGCTAACTTTACAAACGCAACTACAGGAGCGTTAACACAAGGTGTTATGGCTTTAACTCCACTTTTAACATCTACTAATGGAGCGAGCGGTGGTAATTTGTCAGTTTACTACACTGTTCAATATAGAGCAAACACTTCATCAAGTTGGTCACAAGCTGTTGACACAGGTGGTAACAGTATATCATCAAGACAAATAACAGCTACAAACGGAAATCCAGGAACAGAGACTTTAAATTTTTCTATACCAGGAGAATACAGAGCTTTTTCAACTAACGTGACAGGTGAAGGTTGTGCTGGAAATACTGGAGGATTTAAGTTTAATTTTACAGACGCAACCTACAATGGTCAATGCGCTTTAGGTCCACTGTAATAATCAATAAAAACAAGTAATTAATATAATATGCCACTAACACTAGAAGTTTCTTATTTCAACTCATATTACGTGAAGAGATTAGCAGACACTCCTTACATACCAACAGTAGGAGCAGAAAGAATTGCTGTAACGACTGGTGTTGTTAGTGCTGGAAGTAATGCTACGTTTAATAACCCTAGTCCTGCCGTAGGCGTTCCTGCTATAGGTATGGTTGTGTCAGGTTCTGGTGTAGCTGCTGATACAAAAATAACTTCAGCTAAACCAGTTGGTTCTACGCCAACAATACTTACTTTTGATAAAGACGTTACGTTAACAGCAAGTACTTATACGTTTACTTACGCATGGGTTGGGCCTCAAGTGTCTAATCCAGACGAAGATTGGTATATAGAAGAATCACGCATTAGAGGGGGTTATAATAACACATCCACTGATTATGGTGTAAAAGCATATATAGTTGAAGAACAAGATGCCCAAGCGCGTAGAGGAAACTCTCTTATATACTCTGGTATATTTAATTCACGAACAGGAATAAATCAAACAAATCAGTTTAGTGTAGCTGAAGAAATAACTAGAAGTGTAGATCCTATAAGTGGTTCAATACAAAAGTTATTTGCTGAAGATACTAATCTACTTATATTTCAAGAGCGTAAAGTTAACAATGCTTTAATAGATAAAGATGCTATATTCACAGCCGAGGGTTCTGCTATAACAACATCAGGTAGATTAGTTATAGGACAGATAACACCTATTGCAGGAAACTGGGGTATAAGTAAAGATCCTTTATCATTTGCTGTATATGGTTATCAAAAATATTTTGTAGATAGAAACAGAAACGCTGTATTAAGATTAGCTGGCGGGCAAATAACAGAAATATCAAACTATGGTATGATTGATTTCTTTAGAGATCAACTATCAGCTGTTACAAGTACAGGTGTTATATTAGGTGCTTATGATAATTATAATCAAAACTATGTTTTGTCTATACAACCTAATAATAGATATGAACCAGACGGAACTGCTTATAAAACTTTAACCTTTGACGAAAGATCACAAGGTTGGACTAGCTTTTTTACATATAAGCCAGACGCAATTTTTAGTTCACAAGGTAGTTTTTATTCAGCAAAAGATGAATCAGACGATAGTAGAATATTTAAACATTATACTAACCAAACTAGAAATAGTTTTTATGGTTCAACAAGTAGTTCATCTGTTCAATTTGTATTTAATCCATCACCTAACAATGTGAAAACATTTCAAACAATAAATTATGAAGGTACTAATGGCTGGGAAGTAACAGCGTTTTTATCTGACGAAACAGGATTTGATGCTGTAAATGGCAATTGGATTAACCATGTAGATACAATTGTAGAAGGTCCAGGCGCTACACAATATAGAAAAATATATAGCTACGACGAAGGAGCTTATACAGAAGATAATATCCAGTACAGAGCTGGATTTGATAGAAAACAAAATAAATATATGGCGGTTATACCTAATAATACGCAGACACCTATACCAGGTGAAGTAGTGTTTGGTAACCAGACAACAGGTATAAAAGCTTATTATGCAACAGTTACAATGAAGACAGACGCAACTACAGATCCAAACGGATTAAAAGAATTGTTTGCAGTCAGTAGTACATTTGCGTTAAGATAATAAACAAACAATATGGATCCAGTAACATTAGGAATAGCAGCGAGCGCAATCTCAGGTATTATAGGAGGTAGCGCTGCAAAAAAAGCTAAAAGAGCCGCTAAAAGAAAAGCTAAAATGTTATCTAAAAAATTAGACTTTTTAGAAAACAACAGGCAAGCAATAATAAATCCTTACGAAGGTATAACTGATCTATCTAGTATGGCTACTGATAGATCTGGACAAATGAGTAATGCTTTTAATAACTTATCTGTAGCAACAAAAGCCGCTGAAATGCAAATTGAAGAAGCTGATATCGCTTTAGCAAATACATTAGACACTTTAATGGCTAGTGGAGCAGGGGCTGGAGCTACCGCTTTAGCTCAAG